CCATCCCTTGCGACCTGCGACTTCTATCGCATCGCATTGGTTGTCCTTTGCAAATTGTTCAATTTCTTTTTGTATCGGCTCCAGCCAATTGTTCATATTTTCTCCTCCTGCAAGAAAATATCGTAGTATCTTTTTTTGAGGATACTGGGCGACTTCCGTCACTACAGCACTCTCCACCCTGTCCTCCCAACTGATGAACAGTTGGAATCTGGTTTCCATCAAGCCGTCTAAAATGTCCTGTGCCTTGTAACAGTCATCAAGAGCTTTTTTTATTAGCGGCTCAACCTCGTTCCAAATGATGAATAAGTCCTCTGGCGGTACTTTTACGATCATCCAAAAATGACATAACCGAAAGTCTGGTCAGTGTTGGCTGAACTTGAATGCGTCAGCGTGGCTGATCCTTCAATCCTGGCTGACACATATAAGTTTGCGTAAGCCGTTGAAGCATTAGCCGTAGTAGGCATAAAAAGAATGACAGACCCGCTTCCAATTCTCTCATCCGTGAGAACGGTTGTCGTGGCACTAGCCGTCAATGTTGCTGATCCCGTGCTGTTGACCTTTCCTGCGATGGTGTTGTTCAATGCAAGGGATATCATCCTTAAATGCACTGACTGGTCAGGTACGGACAGTGGCACTGTCTTATAGGAACTTGTCGCCACTATCTTTTTCCTTCCGGTTTAGCTTCAACTTGCACACCGGACAGAGTTGTAAAATTACCTGAAGCAATGACTCTTATGCGGTGATACCTGCTCGTTGATCGAAGAGGACAGTCACCGTTGTTTGATCTTTCACTCACAGCCGTTCCAACCGTCACTGCGTCAGCTTGGGAGGAACGAGTGATGGGCGTTGCCGTCACAGTTCCAGAATATCCGTTCACATCGACAATGGGCGTACAGTTGATGAGGGTGCTTCTCTTTCCTTCCGCACCTTCAAATTCCTTTGTGTCAATGGTCGCATCGACATTAGTTCCACTGAACTTGCCGAACTTGTGCGAGGAATTGAATCCACTCAGACCAATCAAGCCGTCTAACCAGCGATACGAGTCCAAACTGTAAGGAAGCGTGTCAATGGAAGATGAAATTTCATCGAGAGCTTCAAGCGTGAACGCCTCTTGTGCTGAAGTGCCTAAGTATTCTAAATCAATACTTGCCGTACTCCATTTATTAACCGCATAGTTAAAGACTAATAATTTATTGTTTAATGAACTTGCTCCAGTCGCACCATCTCCTCGATACGACCAAACAACCAAGCTGTTATTCGGATCGATTGCGGATGTGATGCCGTCAATGTTTGTTAAAAGATCGCTATAAAAGAAATCATCTATCTTGCCGTTTCCAATTGGCTCTAGTTGCTGTCCGCCTGTCAGTTTATAAAAACCGTCATCAGCCAGGAAGAAAATCATATTGCCGAATGAGGCAACTGAACGAGGAGCAAATGCTCCAATGTTGTCTGCGATCTTATTAAAGGTAAAGATCAATGGAGATCCTGTATAATCCGCCCTGTAAATTGCTCTTTCAAAAAAGATGGTTGCAAAATCCTCACCACCGACAACCGCTTGAATTTTTCCGTGAGTTCCAGGTATCGTCTGATAACCGGATTGAGTTGCCGTACTCGCAGTCCAGTCGGAGCTGTCATTAAGTGCTGACCATTTAACCCGTTGAAAATTCGTTGTGAATTTTTGCAGTTTGTGTGTTTCCGATCCGCCTGTAGCCGATAATGTAATGGCAGTTCCTGCCACTGCATTAGCGTTGGTTGTAGCCAGTTTGATCGTGTCAGCGTCAACCTTGATGACGTAATAAGTGTCGCCATCCGTAAGATTCGTAAGTGCCGTATTTCCGTTCCTGTCATAGACAACCGTGTTTCCAGTCGCCCATCCGTGAGCAGTGATCGTTATTTCATTGCTTGAAATAGCATTAGAATCAAAATCTTCTGCCGTTTCAATTTCCTTCGTGTACCCTGCAAAGACAAAATCTCGAACCGTGCAGATATACTTTGCGTGTATGGTGCTGATGAGGTCTGCGAACAAGCTGCTCGAAGTTTCATCATAATACTGAATCGGATCTGCGTAATTGGTCGCTATGACCCTGCTTCCAAACTGCGTGAATGACCAGAAATCCCGGTCATTCTCCGTTGTGGAGTTTGAGTAGTTTCCTGATTTTGACTTGTCATTGAACGTCTGCGTAGAATCATACTGATACAGTTTTGTCGTGTCACCCGCATAGTTGGTTGATCCTGTAGAGGAAAACGCTGTGAACAGTCCTACGGCAGTCGTTCCTAAAGCGTTGGTGCTTCTCTCGGCAAAATTGGGAAATCCCCTGTAGCCTACTTTGGCAGGGATGACTCCATCCACCTTGATAGCACCTTGATTTTTATAAGTCGGAAGATCGGCAAATAATTCACCAAACTCAATCATTTACACCACCATTTTAGCTGACATATTCAAAGGCGCACCGGATGTCCTTCCTTGTGAAGATGACAGGTTGGCGGATTTAACTCCCTCCTTGTACAATCCCGCCCAGACTGGCAGTCTTTCATCCTGCATCAGAAATGGTGCTGATTCAGCCAGTGATCCGTATAAATACAGATCAGGATAATTCGTTAAAATATCATTCGATGTATTAGAACTTGATAAGGCAGTTAATTTTTTAAATATTCCTAATTCTAAAACATTAGCTGCATCAGGTTTAAATCCTAAATAAATTTTTGTTCCTACAATAGTGTAGTATCGTGGCGTTCCAGCTCCTTCTCCCGCATTGAACACCCTGAACAAGTCAGGCGGAGACATATAATCCAGATAGGTGTAAGGGTTGGACTGCCAGGTGACAAATCTCATCTCCAGATAGCCGGTAGGCAGATCATAGCTTTGAGTGCCTGACACGGTAGTGGTTGAAACATCATCAGATTCCATCTCCCTCACCCTTAAATCCCTTGCGTGTCGTGCTTCCGCCAAGTCAATGAACGTGTCAATGTTGTCCGTGAGGTCTGACCTGTTCAAATAGTTGGCAATCTCCGTTTTAAGATTTGCGTAGGTGTCTAACGCCATTATATGTTTCCTTGATAAATTCTAAAATATCTGTTGTCTGGATCATTGATCCATTTTTTAAATCGTGGCTTGTCCAAAATTCTTCCTGCGTTGCTCATAATTCCTTGTTGAGCCAGTTGCTGAACGACAATTAAGGGAATGGAGGCAACCTTAGTCATTCCTGCGTGTTTTCCCAACTCGCCTCTCATCCTCAACGCCTGGTTGCCTAAATTGGATTCTTTTTTATTTTCCTCCAAAATGGGTTCCACATCCTGAATGTCCTCAAAATGATACTTGTTTTCTGACTCGTCAATGTGCATTCGAGTTTTTAAAGTTGATTTGCTTTTTAGCTCGTCAATCCACAATTTTTTTGTCATAATTAAATAAGTTCAGTTGCGAACAGACTTCCTGAAACTGATGCTTCCCTGATGGCTGCGATCTTGTCGCCACCGTTCACCTGCACATAAATAACCGTGTCTTTAGGCAGAAATGACAGGCTTGTCGTAGCTACAGGAACACTCGCAATATGAAAGTGACAACCTGCGGTTTTTGCACACAACATCACAACACTTGTGGTGCTTCCAAAAGCGGATGATGACGCTACTGAAGAATCAGTAAAGTCAACCTTGTGTGTCGTGCCGGGTCTGCCGTGAAATGTTTGTGGCATAACTGATCCTATCTTCTAATGACAAAAGTTATGATGCACTCACAAGCTGTGGAAGATCCACCGTCAGTAATCATTTCAATCGCCTGACCTTCAGCGACATAGTTGGCTCCTGAAGGAGTCGCTGAATCAACGTCTCCTGCTGCCGAACCTGATTGTGTCACTGTGATGCCACCGCCTGTCACTGCCGTTCCCGCAAGTTCAAATGAAAGTGCAGCGTTAGCAGATGTTATCGCATTCTTGATTGAAGAATAAATTTTAATAATTTTGCCTTCATCCGGTGCGGTTACAAATGTGCTTCCTGACGAACTTATGTCCGTGATTTTTCCTGATAGGAAATAATCGTTTAATGTTCTCATTGTTTTTTTCCTTTTATCGTTCCGATGTTTTCACATCTTCAATAAAAAAGAGGGGAACTAATTTCCCCTCCTTAGATTGTAAATTAAAGTTACGCTGTTAGATTGAAGATTCCGTAAGAAGCGTTAGGATTCTTTGCTTCCAAAGTCCATTCCGCTAATAGTAATCTCTTATCTGAATCGCCAGTTTTACCAAGAATTGCAGTTTGGAAATTTCTTAGATAAGAAATACCCCAGTATTCCATATCAAGAATGTCCACTCTGTCTGATTTTTGGTGTCTGTCAGGCACGAACGATACCTCGCTAAAATCACTAATATAAACATCAACCGCACCAATGACTCTTTTGTCATCAATGTTCTTGAATGATGTTGCGATTCCGTTGAAGCCGGATGCGATTTGCTTGTGACTTGCCGTCATAAGAACCACATCAGGGTTTCCGCCCAGATCATAACTTTTCTTCAAACCTGCTTTAAGCAGACTTTCAGTATATGTACGATCCGTGCCACCTGCCGGTGCTGTGCCTCCAGTTCCTACCGGATCGGCACTCAAGCCGCCATCAGAAAAGTTCGCTGCAGCCGTTGCAGTACCAGGAATGTTTCCACCATAATAAGTTGAAACTGATCCTGATTCTCTAGCTGTTCCAGATGATCCTGCAACTTTTGCATTATCAACTGCGAGATTAGAATATTCTATATCCCGTTTTAATTCTTTACCGACTTTTGCTAATTGGTATGCAAGTTCGTCTCCTCTTCCTGCATTCTTAACAACTTCGTCAGTTCCAGATACACCAACAGCTTTTGCGGTGATCTGTAAGTAGTTAGAAAGTCTAACGGTTGCACTTCTAGAATCTAGAGTGTAATCGTTTCCTTCAATTTGTGCATTAGCTGCCGCAGCCTCTAAAGCATCGATTTGCCACTCGTGGTTAGTTTGCGTGGCAACTCCTTTTCCTGCGTTGGAAATAAAAGGGGTTTCAACAGGTGAAATATTGTAAATAACATCTGCTAAATCTTCTCTTACACCAACTCTGGAATAGGTTTCTGTGGTGTTACTTGGTACACCCATACTTTACTCCTATTTGTTAAAGAGCATCTCCTTGAATACATCCTTTGCATCATTGATATGCCCAGATTTTTTCAGTTTATTCATTCTCTTGTCAAGGTTTTGCTTTTCAACGGATTCTTCCCTGATGTTGGCAGCGTTGGAGCTGACAATTCTGGGAGCCTTGTTCACTTTCTTTCCTGACAATTTTGTTTTTTTGAGCTGGTTATAGCGGTAGGCATCTGCCAGTAGCAAGACTGCCCGATGGTCAACCATCATAGCGATCTCTTGATCCGTATATCCATTCTCTTTCGCAAAATTCGTCAGTCTTTTAACGAACTCAGGACTCTTGTTCTTGTCTGCGTAGACTGGGAGTTTTTCAGCCAGGATCTTTCGTTCCTTCGTAAGATAGTCAGAATAGACTTTCTCCTGCTCGGATCGCTGTTCCTGGTGAATACGCACCTGCTCTTGCCGTGCAAGTTGCAGTGCCTCCTTGCGTTTGTCGGAATCCGCCTTTTTTTTAACATACTCGGCTGGATCGTCTTGATACAAGGTTTCCCAATCAATCTTCTCCTCTTGCTGCAACTGCTTGGAAAGGTGATCCAATTGCGTTGCATATTGATTTCGAGAACTTTTGACTGCTTCCAACTCTTTCTTTAAGTCACCCTGCATTGATTCAACATCCTTGCGTTGATTACTTAAATCCATCGTCTTTTTGGTATAGTCCGATTCCCTTGAGTAGCCTTTCATTAATTCCGTGAGATTAACTTTTTGATTGATACCATTTACAGTAACATCATAAAGCGTCTCTTCATTTTCTGATGAGGCTTCTTCGTTATCTACTATCTCTTCTTCACTTACATCCAAATCCTCTAGCAAGGGATCATCGTTGTCTTTAATCTCTTTTTTAAGATCGACTTTCTCTTCTTCCGATTTTTCTGTTCCAAGCTCTTCATCGTTCCTTGCAGTCTCTTCTTTATTCAATAGGGTTGCGATTGCTTGTGCTGTTTCATTCTTTGCGTCATAGGATGGTTTTGAAACAGCAGATTCCTTTGTCGCAGGTGTGTCTGCCATTGTAACTCCTTTTATTTTTTATTGATCTGCTTGGAGGCGAGTTTGCCTGTTTCCATAACGGATCGCAGTTGCACCAGAAGGACATTGAGCATCTTTTTCATCATATAGATTCTCTCCCTGCCTTCAGTGTCTCTTACAGGCGAGTTCACCCATTCTAGGTCTAACCCTCCTGAAACTTTTTGTACTGCCTCCACGAATATTTCATCTTCGAGTATCGCTTTGGCTCTAAATCCTCTTTTTTGTTCTTTTTCTAATTCCATTAAAATCTTGACCATCCTGATCGTTCAACAGCAGTCTGGTATGTTTCTCTGTTTTGATCTCTATGAGCTTGTGCCATCGCCCTATCTGATTCTCTTTGTGCTTGTCTGTCTTGAGCTGTATCTCCTTGTCGCTGTGAAGAAGTTAAAATTGGTGCTTGGCTTAAACCTGATTCCTGTATCACCCTGTCAATTTCTGCTGCCTGTGCCTGTGGCGTGTCGGCAGTAACAAAAGATGTTACTGGCTGTGTTCCAATTAATCCTTGACCAATGGGAATGTCCTGCATCGTAGTCGTGCTTGTTGAAGGAGCAAACACTTCTTTAGCAATTAAATTCTTAATGATGTTTTCTATTTTCGCTTGTGTGTTGCCACGCATTCCAAGACGCATATCAAATTGCTTACCTACAGCAGATCCAATGTTGGTCGGATCAAAATATTCAATTCCATCTTTTGTGGACATCCATCCCCTGCTGCGAAGATTGTCCAAATATTCTTCGGCAGTCATCGCTTCCATTTCTTCCTGGCTTGGAATGTAGAGTTTGTTTTCCTCTTCCAGTCTTTTTTCATAATCACTCTGCTCCCTCTCGGAATAGGATGATTCTCCGAATGTTTCAATCGGTTGGCATATTCCGTCAACCAGCATATAACCTTCCCTGCAAGGATCTGCCGGTGTATCTTCAACAGAAAAATCTATATGAGGATTTGGAAACAAGGCTGAAGGATCTAAATCTCCTGCTAATTCCTGCTGCGTTCTGATGTCAAAAATGGGATTGCGAAATTGACCTGCTGTATTTACATTGGGCGATGAAGCATAGTTACCACCAAGATAATTGCTGATGATGCCCTGTGCTTCTGATCCCTGCATAAACGGAGTGAACGCCATTAGTTGTATCTCTCGTTGACCATCGCTGAATCAATGATCTTGGTCGCCAGTTTTTCCTTTTCCATTTCCTTGCCTTGTTCCTGTTTGATGATGTCGGTTGCCAGTTTCTGCTGA